CCATTGCTTAAAATCCTTAAGCCATATCTTTCTCCTCTCACTACCACAGAAACACTCCTTTTCATAACCAAGCAGGCTATCTTTAATAGCTTTGAGTTTTAATAGGTGAGTCTTATAGGATTGCTCTTTCTCAGGCAAACTAAACACATATTCTATTATTACTTGCTCAGCTTCTGTAAACATTCCTGTAATATAAACGATAGTAAGGCTACAATAGTTGCTTCAATGAATGACCAGGTGCAGATTAATGTTAGCCAAAAAGATACGCATTTGATACAGGTAGCAGATGAATGTAGATACATTGCTAAAATGCTAGGCTTAAATTTGCTATAGATTGAGTCTATTAGCAGTTGTAATGGCTCAAAGTTTACGAGAAACCATGACACAGCGATATAAGTTAATATTGTCATAGGTGTAAAAATAACAAACTAAACTATTATAAATAGAAAAAAAAACTTTTTTTTATTAACAATAAATATCTTATAAATTTTCTTTGCTTATAAAATTATCTATTTTTTTTAATGTTGATAGTGAAACGTCTTTGCCTTCTAAAAAGTTTGTAAGTTGAAAAAAATGAAACTTATTCCCATTGCCTTGTATTTCTTTAACAATTTTATTTCGTGTTTTTAACCCTAAAATTTTTTTTACTTCAGTTTTTAACTGCTCATCTTGTATTAACATAATTAAAAAGGTAAATCATCATTAATATCTAAAACTTTATTTTGCAACTCATCTGTTTTAATATATGGCTCGCTAAAGATTACGCTAAAATAAGTAACTCCCTTTGCTGAAGTATTCAACCACAAAGCTATTTCCATATCCTTGCCGTTTACTAAAACCTTACCTTTATAGTCTGGGTGATTTTCCGCTTTTTTGTTGTCATTTTTAAAAATTGCTCCTGTGTTGTTTTTTGTTTCCATTTTGTTTTTGTTTAAATTTTTATATTGTTTTCGTTAATAATTTTATTTAGTTTCCGCCTTACTTCATACATCTCTTCTTTATTATTGTACTTATACTCACTTCTAAGCCATTGATCAAATTCAAACAATGCTGAATAGTAATTTAGTCCATTGTTTGCAAGATCAAAATTTTCTTTGTCTTCAGGTAAATTAAATTCAAGTATTGCTTTCATATTGTTTCTATTAAATTGTTAAAATAAATTCTTGCTTCCTCTACTTTGTTTTGTATTTCCCAAATTACAGTTTCGTCTCGTTCAACTTTAAAAACTTTTACTTTACTTAAATCCGGTAAATGGTCAAAGTTATGCTTTTTTTCTACATATTCTCTAATTTCTTGATCTTCGTCAATTTTAAAATGTTTCCAGTGTTCTCGCCTTACTTCATCCTCAACTATTTCTATTGGTGTGTTTACTAAGCAATAACAAAGCAATGCTTCGGCTTTTCCTGTTAACCACATATAACCTTGCAATTGATAAAAATAAGCAGGGGTTGGTATTTCATCTTCAAAAAATGGGAAGGTATGTGCTTCATAACTACATTTAACATCCAATAAAATTTCATTTGTGTTTACGTCCGGCGTACCTGTTACCCATTCATTATTAAAATGTTCTTCGTTCTTAAAAATAAACCCTAAACCTAAAACATTGTTTACTAAACTTATTGCTTCGTCTTCGCATTGTAGACCTTTGTCAGTATATTTACTTGAAAACTCTTTTTTAATTTCATATTTATGCTCTAAAACAAGTTCTTGTATATAAGACTTTGCTGTCTTGCTTAATGTTTCAGCTTTAGAGCGAGGGGCAGTCATCAACTTGCCAAGGGCAGAACAGCGTATTTTTAACATAATAATAAAGATTTAGTTTGCGCTTCTGTTAACTCAAAACCATTTTTAAGTTGATCTACTGTATACTTGCCATTTTGTATAGCTACAAGCGCCTCTTCAAATCTTTTATTATCTATTAATGGTTTCTTTGGCTCAACTTTTATTTGTTCTCCAGAAGCGTCCGTATCTTTGTCTGTGACTAAACCGAGCATACTACTTAAAGAATAACGACGTAAATAGGTAATTGCACTTCCTAAAACTTGAAACTCGTTCATTCCTTTTAAAATTACCCCCTGGGGAATATCAATTTTGCTTTCAATACTTTCACCACTTTCTATATGAAATAAACATGTTGCTATTTGTGTGCCGTTAATTAGCTGAGTAAATCCTAAGCCATGTTTTTTTAGAAGTGGATTAATAACTTCAAAGATTTTTGGAAGATCGGCGTAAGTGTAGCCGTAACCTTGTGTTGCTTTGTGAATAACAGGTACTTCTTGTTGGAACGCTGCTAAACTTTTAAATAAATGTTTCATAGTTTTTGTTTTAAATTGTTTTGTTAATTGTTAATTGCTGTAATGCCTTTTGGTAAATTTTCTTTAGTGCCCCAAGTAGTTGTAATAATCATATCGTTACCTTCAAAATAACTTTCTTCTTCTGCACATTCAACAAAAATAGAGTCTTTATCTAAAATTAAAAACAATTTTTTATATAATCCTTTGTAACCGTTTAATTTTTGATTTGTTAATCTAAATTTTGCAAATGTTGTAGTCATTGTGTTTTTGTTTGTTTTTAATTATATTCAAATATACAGCCTTTTTATATATAAATCTAATTAATTTAAAAAAAGTTATTAACAATTTAATTTTAATTACTTTAATTTTTGTTTATAAACCTTAATTAATTCTTTTAACTCGTCCTTTGTCCATTTCTTTGTTTCATGTGCAATTGCTTGAAGCTCCATTAATCTTTGTGCTCCTATTCTTTCTTTTATACCTATTTGATAGTTTAACAGATTACCGCTTAAATAAGTGTTGCAGTGCTCACATTGTAAATGGCAATTGTCTTCGTTAAATCGAACATTAGAATGCCCCCCTTGTGAATAGTAATGGCCAGCATTTTCTTTTTTAGGTAGTTTATTGCAACTAATGCAATTTAACCCGGAATCTCTTTGCCGTATAAACTTATTAAAAACTTGTTGAGCAATTTTTAAATAATCGTTTGATGTTTTTAAGTTTTCAATTAACTTTTTTTTCTTTTTTAACCATTCTTTTTCTTTCTGTATTTCTACCATTGCTTTTATACATTCGTTTTTTAAACAAAACTTTTGTAGTGTGTTAAATGGTAAAAATTCTTCTTTACAGTTAAAACATTTTTTAGCTCTTGTTTTCAAAGTTCAGCATTGTTATACTCTATTATTTTTTTTAGGTCTTTTACATCCTGCTTCAACTCTAAATTTAAATGCTGTAGATCAAAATTAATTTGTCTTGTTGCCCTAAATTCTTTTTCTAAAGTTTGATAAACAGCCATTGCCCGGGTAATTTCTATTAAAGACTGTTCCATTGAACTTATTAAATCTGTTCGGTTAGGGTGTTTCGTTTTTATGTCTTCAATGCTTATTTTTAATTTTAAACAAGTATGATTAAGATTAATTCTGCTGCTTAATAGTTCAAGTTCCATTTTAAAAAATTGTTTTTAATTTATTTTCTTGTTTTGGTCTATAGTTTTTTATTGCATCATTTCCATAAATAGTAAAGCCTAAACCATAATTATATTCACAATAAACAGGATCATTTAGCCCTGTATGCTTACCGCCTGTGTCTACATCCTTTATTTTTTCGGTTGAAACCCATGTTACAAATTTCATTACATCATGCTTTATTAGCCGATGTATAACAATCATATCGTCGCATCTATTTGTAAAAGATTTTCCCCCTTCAATATGATCTTTTAGTGGAGCCTTTAAATGCCCCTTGAAATCTCCTTCAGTATAAATATTTGAACTTCTACCGCTTTCAGTATTCGGGTGTGTATTTATGTATATCGTCATTCCAGTTTTGTTTACAAATTGTCTAGCCGCATTCATAAATTGATAGTTGCCTTCATAAGTCATATTTCTGTCAAGACCTGTAAATGGATCAATTAGTGCAACGTCTGCTTCACTTTCTTCAAAAATTTTAAACAACTCCTCAGGCTTATATAAACGATCGTTTTTAACAAATGTAAAGTATTGTTCTAAATATGTTGAGTAGTTTCTTATTTCTTCGTGGCTTAATTGTTTAAAATTTATGCCGGCATACATCTGAACTAAGTCTCGTAAAATTTGGCCATGTTGATTTTCGCCACTCCAAATAATAAATTTTAATTTATGCTTTAAAGCAAGAGTTAAAAAATACCAATTTATAAAATATGTTTTTCCTACATTATCGTGACCTAAAATTATACAAACTTGTTTACGTTTAAACCTTATAAATTCATCTAAACCGTTGCCAATCTCTAAACCATGCTTTATATTCCCATCTCTGTAATTTAATAAGTACTCAAGAGCGGATCCTTTATTATTTAATAAGTCCATGTTTTCTAGCTTTTAATTCTTCAGGCGAAACACCTTCATAAGTCGGTTGGTTTTTTTGTAGCCACTTAATGGCTGTTAAATATAAACTCTTATATTTAGTATTGCCTTTATAGTTTTCAATGTCGTTTAAAATATTTTCAACTTGGCTAATATTATAAGTTTCTAATAATTTTTTTACTTCACTTTCATATATAAATAAATGGCCAAAACTCCTATATATATTTTTATTATCTTTATTTACATTATTGTTAGTGGTTGTTTGATGGTTGTTTATTGGTTGTTCAATGGTTATTTCGTTGGTTATTAGTTGATATTTTTTATAATTAACTATTTCAATAACAGTACCTTGCGGACTAGTTTCAATGGTTATTTCATTGGTTAATTTTAGTTTGCTTAAAGCTGTCCTAATTTGTTGAACAGTAAGTTTAGTTTGTCGAGCTAAAATATCTCTTCCAGTTACAATAGTTCCGACCTTTACAACTATTCCCTTATACTTTTTTTCTTTATGATTTGCCATTAAAAGCAAAGTAATAAAAACAATAAAAGTATTTTTATCTTCAAACCATTCCCAATCTGTAATCTTTCTATGCAATTTAATCCATCCGCTCATATAAATAATTTTTGTTGAAAAAGATCGCTAATATATAAAAAACATTTTTTATCCTCTATAAATGATTTTTTTAGTTTAATAAGTACTTCTTCTTTTTTACAGATAGGCTCAATATAAGCATACTCTTCATCTAATTGTATAAAAACGTATAGCTCGCTGTTTAAGTATTCCCCAGCGGCCTCTAAATCGCAATTAAACGTATACGTTTTAGCTTTAGTTGCTTTGATTTGATAAGTATAGCCTTTATGATCAGCAAAATCTATTTTTTGAAAGTCTCGATCTGCCGACTGTTTAAACAATGGCTCATCAGCAAAATTGTATTTAAACCATAATTCAAATACTTTTTCGCCTATTGATCCTGTTGATTCGTTTTTAATCTCTGTAGGTATTTTAACTTTTGCTAAATATGTTCTCATAAGTTTTCTTTTATAAATGTTCCATTAATCATTTGACCTTTTCTTTTTGCAATAACCTCATAAGCAGAATTTATGCAATCTTCAATACTTGTGCCATTAAAATAAGCTATTGATGTTAAAACAACAACACAATCTCCAATAGCATCAATTATTTCTTTGCTATCATTATTTATAATAGCTTTAGCAAGTTCTCCTGCCTCTTCTTGAAATTTTACATATTGTGTTTTTATATCACCTTTTGATAAAATTTTTTTTTCTTTTGCCCATATTCTAACAGGCTCAAATTCATTAATTAGTTTCATATTTTTTATTTTATAACGTTAACAATCAATCTTGAGTTGTATTCATAATTTTCAATCTTCATTTCATCAAACTTAAATTTTGTAAAATTAGTACAAGAAATTAATGTAGGCAGTTTTAACTTTTTTCTATTGCAATATATAGCAGCAGAACTTACATGATCCTCATAAACGTGGGCATTAGCGGCATTT